CGAGCCTTACGAATTTATCGGCGTTTCAGAAGAGGGCGATTTGCTCTTTGACTATGACGTCATTATGGAAAACCAATTTATTTACGTCAGTGCAGGCGATGACCTTGCGCGAAGCGTTGCTACGGGCACAGTAACCTTTACACCTTCATGCAGTTGGGTAACTTCTAGCGATGTAACCAGTTGGTTAGGCATTGAAGTAGCAACAGCAAACGACACGGCCTTTATTGCTGTCTGTGTTTCAGCTGCAAACAGTTGGGCATTTCGTAAAAGGCGCGAGGCTGGCTATACCGATTCGTTAAGTTCCGCTCCAGATGGTGCAGCAAAATTGGGCACCATTATGTATGCAGCGATGCAATACAGAAGCCGTGGAGCCGTAGATGGCTACGCAAGTTTTGACTCAATGGGCATGGGCACCCCCACCATGTCCCTAGGTCAAATTATGCAGCTGCTTGGTTGCGGAAGGCCCCAGGTTGCCTAATGGCTGCAACGGGCATCCTCTATGAAGCAGTGAACGCTACAAAGACCGCGCTAACGGCGCTGGGCTTAAAACCTGTAACAGACCCGCGCAATGCGCGCCCGCTGTCCGTCATGATTGAACTGCCAACACTTGACGCCTTTACCTACAACGTGGGCGACATTCGCCTCGTGATTCGCGTGCTTGCTGGGCCACCTGGTAACCAAGATTCAGGCGATTACCTTATGACCACAGTAGACACAATTATGAACTCACCAATAGCCATAGTGGATGGAAGGCCATCACTTGCCTCATACGGCGAGCAGATGCTTCCCTGCTATGACATGACCGTTGCCGTAGCAGTACGGCGCAACTAACAAAAAGGAGCCACCAATGGCAACAACAACATTCCTATCCAACGCAACTATCGGAATTACCCAGGGTGCAACCACCACGGACTTGTCAGACCAAGCTAATGCTTGCATGATTACCATTGGGCAGGACAGTCTTGAAAGCACTGCTTTTGGTGACACTGGGCACCGCTTTACTGGTGGCCTTCAAACGGTAGACGTGTCAATTACTTTTTTCCTCAGTTATGGCGCTACTGAAGTTGAGGCAATTTTGGCTTCATGCGTAGGAACAGGCACAACAATTCTAACCATTTCGCCTTCAGGTGCAACCGAATCAGCAACAAACCCAGAGTATGTTTTGACCAACTGTATGCTTGCCAACTTCACCCCAATCAACTCCACAGTGGGCGAACTGGCAACAGTAGAAGCTTCATTTACTGGCGGCACCTGGGTACGCGACATCACAACCCCATAAACAAAGAAAACCAAAATGCAACTCACGCTCAAAGTCACAACAGACCAAACAACCTACGAAGTCACAACTAACCTCTATGTCATTATTGCCTGGGAGCGAAAGTTTAAACAAAAGGCTTCAAACCTTGCCACTGGTGTAGGTCTTGAAGATTTAGCCTTTATGGCTTTTGAAGCTTGCAAGGTGAACAACATTCCAGTGCCAGCAATTTTTGACGATTACGTCAGGCGTTTGGTGAACATTGAAGTGGTAACGGATGAACCCACAAACCCCACCATCGAGGCACCTACTCCCGTTCACTAGCTGAATTGTTAGTTGAAACGGGGTGGTGGCCTCCACAAATACCATTTGAAATTCAAGACATGAACACTGTTATAGATGTAATAAACAAATTGAGGCGCAAATGACAGCCACGGCATCTATTGAAATAGTAGGCGCTAAGGAAGCCATAAAGGCCCTGGGCAAAATTGACAAAGACCTCCGCAAGCAGTTCAATGCTGACGCTAAACAAATAGCCCAGCCATTGGTTTCTTTGGCTGCTTCCCGCTACCCAGACACGCCACTATCTGGAATGAACCGCAACTGGACTCAAGGCAGCAAAAAACTGTTTCCATATACCAAAACAAAAGCCGTGAAAGGTCTAAAGGTTAAATTTTCAACCAGGCGTAACGATGCAAACGTCATCTATGTAACCCAGTCAGACCCTGGCGCTGTCGTGCTGGAAACAGCTGGGCGCGGAAGAGCCACGTTGCTATCTGAAAACCTTGCAGCGCGAACAAGTCGCGTTTTGTGGCCTGCTGCTGACCAAGCCCTCCCATCCATAACGGCTGAACTACGGGCGCTAGTGTTGCGCGTAATTGCAACGGTAAATCAGGAGTTGAAATAATGGCTGTAAATATCCCAATCATTTCCGAATTTGACGGAACAGGCATTTCCAAAGCCATTAAACAATTTAAGCAATTGGAAACTAATGGGCAAAAGGCACAATTTGCAATTAAAAAAGCAGCTGTACCCGCTGGCCTTGCATTAGCAGGTTTGGCTGTTGCTTTAGGCGATGCCGCCAAAGGTGCCATAGAAGATGACGCCGCACAGCAACTACTTGCCACAACAATTACAAAAGTCACTGGCGCTACTGACGCGCAAATTCAAGCAAATGAAAATTGGATAAGTACCCAAGGCAAACTTCTGGGCATAACCGATGACGAGTTGAGGCCTGTTATGGGCAAACTCGTCAAAGCAACTGGTTCAGTAACAAAGGCCCAAGAATTAGCCAGCCAAGCCATGGACATTGCAGCTTCCTCAGGCAAGCCATTAGCCACCGTTACAGCCGCCTTAGAAAAGGCCTATGGAGGCAACCTAACAGCACTAGCAAAATTGGCACCCGAATATCGGGAAATGATTAAAGATGGCGCAACTTTTGAAGAGGTAATGGGCAAGATTGCTGAAACCACTGGCGGCGCTGCCACAGTTTCTGCCAATACAGCCCAAGGACAATTTAAACGCCTTAGTGTGTCATTAGCTGAAACCAAAGAAACCATTGGCGCTGCACTACTTCCCGTAATTCAAGCAGTTCTGCCTTTCCTGCAAAAAATGGGAGAATGGGCTTCTGAAAACACCACAACTTTTTTGATTGTGGCTGGCGTCATTGGTGGCATTGCAGCTGCCATTGTTGTTACTAATGCAGCCATGACTGCCTGGGCCGCTGCCACTAAAGCCTTTACTGTTATTCAGGGCATTTTCAACGCTGTTATGGCGGCAAACCCATTGGTGCTTTTAGCCGTTGGAATTGCTGCTTTAGTTGTCGGCCTGGTGCTTGCATACAAAAAATTCGATGCCTTCCGCGAAATTGTTGATGCCGTGTTCAGCGCTATTAAAACAGGAATTAAAGGTGGCATGGATGCCATCACCACATACCTAAGTTTTGTGATGGGTGTCTACAAGGCCATTTTTAACGGTATTGCAAAACTTTGGAATAACACCATTGGCAAACTAGCTTTTGAAATTCCTTCATGGGTGCCAGGTCTAGGCGGCAAAGGCTTTGATGTGCCCGACATTCCTATGCTGGCAAACGGAGGCATTGTGACCTCGCCAACATTGGCAATGATTGGAGAAGGTAACGGCCCCGAAGCTGTTATTCCATTAAACAGAATGAACGAGTTTGGAATGGGTGGCGGCATGAACGTAACAGTTCAAGCTGGCCTCATAAGTACCCCAGACCAAATGGGCCAGTTAATAATTGAAGCCATCCAGCGCGCCCAGAGGCGTAGCGGAACTGTTTTCCAGGCCGCATGAGCACTCCAACTATGCAGGTGTTGGTGGGTTTCCAATCCACAACAGGTTTTGGCACCCCATTTTTGCTGGATGATGCCTACTGGGGTGTTTTAGATACCGCCGATAGAGGCACCCTTGGTGGTGTCACCATGGTGGACTTAACCAGCCTCGTTGAGTCTGTGAACATCACTCGTGGCAGGTCACGACAGTTAGACCAATTCAATGCTGGCACAGCCACCATTGCTTTTAACAACGACACGCAAATCTTGAACCCATCTAACACTTCAAGCATTTATTACCCGTTTGTTTTGCCTCGATGTCCAGTGCAAATCCTCGCCAACGGTGTACCCATCTACACAGGTCTAATCACAGACTGGAACCTTGACTACGACATTGCCAATCAAGACATGATGTACGCCTCATGCGCTGACAACTTCACAGTGCTTGCCAACCAAGCCTTGAACGCTAGAACACCTAGCGCGGAACTATCTGGGGCGCGTATCAACACTGTGCTGAACTACACAGAAATTAACTACCAAGGCGCTCGCGCCATTGACACTGGCTCATCCAATTTGGGTGCCTACGCCATTAGTCAAGACACAAACGTGCTGAACTATCTCCAGCAAATCAACACCAGTGAGCAAGGCTTCCTGTTTATGTCAGCCAACGGCACACTGACATTCAAGGGCAGGGCTAGTGTTCTCAACCCTGTCGCTGGCGCTACCTTCAACACTGACGGCACAGGCTTGCCCTACCAAACACTGATTAACCAATTTGGTGACGAGCTGCTGTACAACTACATAATCACCCAATCCCCTGCTGGCGCTGTCCAAACCACTAGCGACTCCACCAGCATTGCCCTGTACCAGTCTCAGCAGTACGCCCTAACTGACCTGCTGAACAGCAGCACAACAGAAGTGGCTGGCCTTGGTTCATATCTGCTAGGCAAATACCGAAACCCTGTTTTAAGGTTCACTGGTTTATCCACCCAACTGAGTGCACTGTCAGCCGCCAACCAAAACATTTGCCTCAATCTTGACATGACCAATATCTGCACTGTAATCAAAAACTTTGTTGTGGGAACCCCAGCGACAGAAACCCAGACCCTCATTGTGTCTGGCGTGTCTCACAACATCACACCAGGCAGCCACATTGTCAGTTATGTTTTTGAGTCCACAGACCAAAACGCTTATTTCACCTTGGATGACAGCATTTTCGGTACTCTTTCTACAACTAACCTTCTAAGTTTCTAAAGGAGACACACATGGCAACCACACCTAACACAACATTTGTCTCAGGAGCAATCCTGACGGCTGCACAACAAAACAACTTCCCTCGTGGGTTGATGACCGCCGTAGTTACGAGTTCAACCGCTTACACGCTCACTACGTCGGTTGCAGTGGCTACTGGTATGACTGTGACATGGACTGCTGTAGCAAACAGAATATACAAAGTTACTTACTTTGAACCCAGGGTTGATACGCCAACCGTCGCAGATAGTTCAACTTCGCTTGTTATTCGTGTTACTAATGCAGCAGGTATAACCGTTGCTGGCAATACCATCACAACACCGTCAGCAGCAAAAACTAAATCAGGACTGATTTGTCAGGCTTTTACAACACCGAGTGCAGGTTCAGTAACTTTTGTCGGTTGTGCAAGTTCTACATCCACAACAGGCACTCCAATACTTGACCGCAATGCATTTACTCCGGCACAAATCTGGGTAGAAGATATCGGTGGCGCATAATGCAAATTGCAAACCCGTCAAAAGCCTTGATTCTATTGGTCTTTTTGCTACCCCTCACAGCCTGCGCAGACCGTGTACGTCATAACTGCGCAACAACCGACACCGCTCACGACTCATTCATAGAAAGCAAATGCAAATGAAACCCGAAAACAGACTTACCAACGAGCAAATCAAAGCACGACTTATTCTTGTCGTAGGCGTATGCCTCTCGAGCGCGTTCCTATTCTCAATCGTTGCCCTTCTCTACGGACTGCTCTTCGTGGTACAGCCAACCGAACAAGCCCCAAACGACTCTGAAGCCTGGGCAATCCTTAGCCCCATGCTTATGACCCTTGCAGGTGGACTCATTGGGCTATTGGCAGGCAACGGACTTAAAGACAAACCAAAAGACCCACCACTATGACCGCCCGCAAATATCCCTTCTACCCTGCATGGAACGGCGAAGCGACATCACCAATTACGAAGAAGTTTTATGACCTGTGCAAAAAACGCTGGGCATTTACCAATTTAGGTATGTACGCAAACCGTCAAATGCGCGGAAGTAAAAACCTAAGTGTTCACGCCACAGGGTTTGCTGTTGATATGGGATACCCAGCAACTCGAGCAGGCAGAACAGCTGCCAAAGAAGCCTGGACATGGCTACTAGACAACTCTGAAATCCTTTTAATTTGCGAGGTTCATGATTACGCGTTCCGCAACCCCGCACAACCCGAAACAGACAAAACTGCCTGGGGGCGAGGGTATCGTTGCAGTCGTGGCCCAGGTCAAAAAGGCGTTAAAATCTTTACCAGCAAAGACAACGCTGGAACGCCTGGCGGC